GAGCTTCAGCAGAGCCACCAGAAATACCCCTACCAACAGACCGCAGGCCAATATTTCTATTCTCGATGTCAGCCGCACGTTGTGCTTCACGTAAGGCAATGTCGGTTACACCTTGTTGGTACGGCGAAGAATAATATGCGGCTTCACGTTGCCCGAACGTACCGGGGGTGAATCCAAGAGCCTTACCCAGACCTTGTTGAGCGGTGCGGTAGCCAAGACCACCAGTAGCCTGAGCGCCAGCAAGAGCTGGTACATAAGCCCCCGGAGTCTGCATGGTAGATACACCAGACTGAACTCGTTGTTGCTCAGGAGTAAACCCTGCAATCCGTTGCCCTTGATAAGGCGCATAGGGAAGAGCCGCTACTTTCTGGCCTTCAGTAATTACTTCACGTACGTACGGAACAAGTTCTTTAGGAACCGACTGGGTAACAGTCTGAGTGCTAGACCCACCACCCTTACCGCCGCCCCCTTCGGGCTTGATGCGCTTGTCACCAACGTGCTTGAAAGCTTCAGGCGGAAGGTCAGGAATATCTAGAAGAAGTCTGCGGTCCATGTGCTTTCCTTAAGCGGGCAGGTACTTTTCGGGCTTGATTTGCTTGCCCTGCTTGGTCGTACCAGTACGTGCCTTGCGAACTTTGTCCATCATACTGTAGAGGCGCTGTGCACCGGCCTTAGTCGAGCCATTACCGAGATGGGAAACAACATCAGCAGGCACAACAAACTCACCATCAGCGAGACGGGCGGGTTGCTTGCCCTCAATAGTAGCGGGGATATCGTCGCTCATACCATCACCCGGACCATCAAGGTAGCCGCCCTTCTTATACCCACCGGCCATTTCACCAAATTCACGGTTGGCGTTGCGGGCATCAAACACGCCGAGCATGGGGTTTAAGGCAGCGATACCCCCTTGCGCGTAACCCATACCCACATTAGCAGCACGGCGCTCAGACAACGGAGTGAACTCACCAAAGCCTAAATCTTGTTCAGGCACAGCCATCTGCTGCGGACCCATCCCAGCTAAACCAAGAGCGGCACCTGCCGCAGGCAAGCCTACAGAAGTAAGAGCAGATTCCTTAGTAATATCAGCGAAGCGTGCAGCACCACCCGGAGATAGGAGGTCTTGGATACCTGAGCCTACGTTGGAGAAACTGAATGGGGCAGTAGCGCCAGCGGCGGGACCGAAGAAAGCGGTAGTACCTTGACCTGCGGCGGTTGGCAGTGCGGCTTCAGCTACGTCACCAGCAAGACTAGCATACTCAGGATTAATAGCCCCCTGTAACCCCATAACCGGTTTAGGTAAAGCAGAAGCGCCTGCGGCAGCAGCACCGGTCTTAGCCAGATTACCCACAGCACCTGCGCCACCATAGCCACCGAATGCGTCCAAGCCAGCCGTCAGGATGTCATTACCCTGTGCAAGCGAAGTCAGACCGGCAATACCAGCGCCAAGTTGAGTAGCAGAAAGAGCGCCTAAAGCGGTACCAGTCAAAGCTCCTTGAAGAAGGGGCCCCCCGATTGCGCCTAAAAGCATTGGTAACATAGGGTAGTCCTTTTGTTTTCCTGATTATATGTGCTAAGGGATTGCTGACACAAGGTTAATTGTAAGAATCACGGACGGAATCTCGGGTCTGGTTGGACTTGTTCCCGCTGCGTAATGTTCTAAAACTACGTCTGCGCCATCTGACCACCAAGCAATCTCAAGGTACTCTGTCTGAGGGTCATTAACTGTGAAGATGCCGGACTTAACTGCAACCACGTGGCTGTACACAGATAGACTTTTACGGGCAGCGATATCAAACCGAGAACTACTAAGCGGGTAGTTAACGCCAGCGTCTTTAGCCCACACTTCGATAATCTGTGCGGCGTTACCCCGGTTGGCAAATTGCAAAGACATCGTCACCAGATACTGTCCGGGGTAGTAAGGCTGTATACGTGTGTCGTTGGGGCCGTTAATGGCTATGTCGTTGGTGAAGACAGGAGTATCAAACACAATAAGATTTTCAGACGTAGTGCCCGCGCTCAACTGGTCTTGATTCGACATCAGCATGGCGTACGGCGTTACGTTTTTTGTACCGTCCCAATAAGCTGTATCAAGCTGGGAGAAGTAAAGACTCAGCGCTCTCTGAAGTTGGTCTTGCTGCCCTTCGTTGTATGTTTTTGAAGGCAGCGGTAGTGCTGGTGCGCGGAACTTTAACAGCCCCATACTTAACCCCTGCGCCCATCAGGACGTGCATCAATGCGCGGCATACCCATCTGCCATTGCACACCCAGACCATCTGAAGCAATCTTGTACTTCATCTGGCGACCACGGGCACGCAGGAAAACTTGGTTGGTGTACTGGTCGATGATTGCGGTGGTTTGGTCCCGGCTAGCGGTTACTGTCTTTGTAAGGCCAGTGCCTTCAAGGTTGTCTGTCTGATACAACTGGCCGGGGAAGTTGTGCGGTTGAATAGTTAGCTTAACCTCTGGGCTGTTTGATGTTGACCCCACGAAGTTAATGTCGGGAATAATGCGGCGGATAAGCATGAACTGCTCGCCGTCTTCGATATCAATATCGCCCGAAGAAATGTAGGCTTCCATAGGACCGCCATCCGCATCAACCCCACGTTCTTGGTCGAACAGCCAGCCACTAGTAGCGGCGGCTTGTGGGTATTGGCGTAACGGGGAATCTAGCCAAGCGGTGCGGTCAAGCTGACCGTAGTACCAGATTTGTTCTTGGTAGTTATAAATTACATACCGGTTAAGTTCGTCGGAGTTAGCACTGGGGTAGAACCAGATGACCTCATTAAACTGCTCGTTAGTACCGCAGATAGACTGAATCTGAGTTTGGCGGTTGATATCTTGGAAGATGTACTGGCGCAGTGTGCACGGCAGCGTATCAACGCGACCGTTATAGAGATAGAACTTATCCCAACCCATCCAGTATGTGACGTTGTTTACTGTGGTCAGGGCGGCAGGGGAGATGATGGAGATGTTGTCTGCCAATTCAAACAGCCCAAACACTTCAGATGTACCTAAGAAGCGCAGGGAGTACAGAGTAGAGTCGGTAAAGACAAGTATTTCTTCCCGCGTTCGGGTGGCGCGTACAATTTCGGAACCATTAGTTACCCGCAAGAAGCCTGCGCTATTGGTAGTAGAAGGCGTGAAGTTCCAAGGTTCGTCTTGGTTAGCCCAACGAATACCCAACGGGTCATAGACTGAAGTGCCGTAAGAAGTACCGCCGAAGGCGAGTAAATGGCGGTCTTGTTGTGAGAAAAGAATACTGCCTACGATTTGGGGTACGTCGGAAGCGCCGGGTAACGAAGATAAAAGAACAGCGCGGGTGTTGAAGGTGTTGACGTAGTCCCAGTAGTAGATATCACCGTTGCGGATACAAAAAAGTAGGTCGTTGTTGAACCGGTCTTGGGTATACAGACGAGGAGGCGTGTTAACGGGAATTACAGTAGCAGAACCCCACGCCCCACGACTCCATGTGCCCGCACCCCAACCATACCCATAAAACGCGGTGGCTTGACCCGCATGAATATCAAAAATAAAAGATATGGGGGCGGTGTATGAGGCGGTGGAAGAAGCCGCAGTGGCTGTGGTGATAGTAAATGTGTTTGGTGCTACGTTTGAGATTATGTGGTCGGTGCTTATTTCAGATGCAGGGATTCCACCAACGGCAGTGTTTACGTTTTCAATAAGTACGTAGTCCCCGTTCAGCGCGCCGTGGCTGTTCAGAGTGACAGTAATTTGATTAGACCCGGCGGTGGTGTTTAATACGCTCATGTTGTAGTCACCGTAACCGAACCAAGGGCGGAAGTGGCGCTAACCCCTGTAGGTGCGAGGATAGTTGTTTGAGAACGAACGGGCGTGATATCAAAAAGGGTCTGCCCCGCTTCTACGTAGACCTTTACGTTCGTAGCAATACTGAGCAGATTATTGCCGTCAGTAGTCACCCAGTTGAATAGCGAGCGGCAGATGCCTAAAAACTCAGAAGTAGTATAGCGCTCCCAACCGCCAATCTTTTCGGGGAACCCCGAGCGGAAACGCACCTTGTCGCACTCATACCAACCACCCTCGGAAGCGTAGTTTGTTTGGTCCCGGTTGATGCCGGGTTTGAGGACGAGTTTACTGAGCGGCATTTCTAATTACTTCGTAGGCTTTTCGACAGGAGTTGTATGCTGCTTGGAGTCGTTCTGCGTCGGCAGCAAACCCCGCAAGAAATTCTGCATCTGGTCTAGCCAACTGCGCTCCGGTGCATCCAATATCACTTCCGGAACTGCCGGGCATTGTGTCGGCGGCACGGGTTTCTGGACGGTTGCGCAAGCTGTCAATGAGAGCGCTGTACTTAGAATTAGCAACCTTAACAGCATCGTGCTTCTCCCTCTGAATTCTGTTGACTTCTTTCTGCATGCTACGTTCAGCTTCGCGGGCTTGGTCTTTGAGTTGCTGCGCTTCGCGTTCCAGCACTACCTTCTCGGCATCCCACTTCTGTTGAATCACTTCCTTGCCGTAGGTGTATCCTTTCCAATACGAAAAGCCGAGCATCACTAGCCCGGCTAATCCACCCAATACCCAGCGGTTCATCAGTAACCCAAGCATTGATTAAACTCCTGTTGCCTACGCTTGGTTAACCCCGGCAGTGATTTGCCCTTGAACTTATCCCACCGCAGAATTTCTGCACATGCACCTTCATAGTCTTGGGCATTTAGTTTTTTAACCAGCGTGCTTCTACAGAACGCCCCTTCGCCAATATTGTAAGTTAATGAAACGTATGCGTCGAACTCATATTGATGTAGGGGCACAGGCGCACAACGCTTTACGGCTTTCTCAAACTTATTGGCATCATTAAGCAGACGAACTAGCGCACGCTCCGGAGTAATCCGGTCGCCCATCTCCACGCCTTCTGTAGTTCCGAAACCAATCGTCGGTACATCGCCTTTAACCGGTTCATATGCTTCTCCTCTATACCCTTCATGTACAGCGATGCCCACAAGCGCCGAAGCGCTCAGGGCAAGAAGGGCAGGTTTAATCCTGCTCATTAGCCAAACGGCTCTACTGAAATAGCGCTGGCACCGAACGAACTATCGGCAGATACAACAGGTGGAGTAACCCCACCAGCAGTAGCGCTCAACAACAAAGCAAATATTCCGCTCATGCTACGTCTCCTGAAGCTACCACCGTTTTGTCGTCAATGAACAGCACGTTAGCCAAACCACGCGGGGGGAACTCAAGATGGGTGCGCGGTTTGTTTCTTGCTGATATGTAAGTTGTCGGTACTTGCGAATGGATTGTAATGAAGTCGTTGCTGTTGTTAAACAAAACAATAACTTCTCCACTGGAGAAAACATCAGCCGGGACGGTAATAACCTTGGATGTGTCGAACTTCAACACCCGCCCGGCATCTTGTTTTGTCAGCGTGTAGGTCATGGCTTCGGGTACTTGTCCTTAACTGCCTGAATCTTAGCGGCCATCTCAGCGGCAGCATCGCCGCCCTTCCACATAGCACCAAGCTGTTCCGCCAAAGACGGGTACTCAGCACGACGCTTGGCGTAGTAGTCAGGAATCTCTGGACGTACGATTTCTTCTTTTTGGATGGGCACCAGCGTGACTTCCCCGGTCATCGGGTCTTCAATCTCGCGGGTCTTGGGGTCAAGTGCAGCCCATTCCATTTCCTTGCGGATGATTTCAGAACCGATACTGGCTGCGCTGGCTTCCAAGAAAGAAGAGACATCCGCACCGGGCGGAATGTAGGCTTGCCAGTCGTAAGTTTGTCCGTTGTGCTGGACTTTGATGTAGGCAAGAGCGCGCTCTTCGCCCTCAATGTTGGACGCAAGTCCTTCAAGAGAAATAGTTGTCATTTAACAGCCTCCAAGCGGAAGTTATTACCGGGGTGTCCGCCCACGGCGGGTAAAATATTGATGTCTTTGAAGCCAACAGCTTCGCACAATTCCGACAGGGTCTTAGGAGTCCAGCCCCACAGATGCGGTGAAAGCGCACCCTTCTCCAAAATCTCTGGGTCGTCCGGGGTTTCAATAAATGTGCCAAAAATACACATTTCCATTGTGTGCTTTTCCATGCCATCCAGTTCAAGATAGGCTTGGCAGCAGGCTTCAAAATCAGGTTGTTCCATAACAAGCTTGCCACCCGGCTTCAGGGTCTTGTGCCACTTACTGAGGATTTCAGGAGCGCGGTGTTGCGGCAGATGCTCAATCACATGGCTGGCAAAAATTTCATCAGCGCAGTTATCAGGCGGGTCAAACTTGAACAGGTCCATGCGGAAGTCGGCACGGTCACTATGCTTATCCACACCCATGTAACCGGGTTTGCGGTCTGAGCCACAGCCCATGTTGAACTTGATGGATTGGCCTTCTTCCAGCATCTTGGCGATGGTTGCCTTGTACCCATCCTTAACACCAGAACCTTCCGGCAGGCGGTCATGCCAGCGGCGGTCAATAAAGTCTTTGTCGTCTAGAGTCAGGGGGCGGGTAGGTTTGATGTTGGTGTAATAGTTTTTTAAATCTACAGAGGGGTGCGCGGTGTACATTCCAGAAGCCAAGTCCATGTGCAGGCATTGCACATCAGTATTGACTAGCAACTTGGTTCCACGCTTGTGCAGGCGATGCACAAAGAAGTTATCTTCCCCAATGAACGGGATTGTTCCCTTCGGACCCTCGACGTTGCTACCGATACAGCAATAAGGTAGTTCAGGCGCTTCGTCCTTCATTTGCTGAAGAAGGTCGATAGGAATCATCATGCAGTCCATGCCGGTCTGCCATGCGTCAATCAGTTGACCGGGGTCTACATTAGGGATGGTAATCCAATCACCGTTGCGCACCATAATCATGGCATCTGAACACTTAATGTAGTAGACGCCAGTAACTACGCAGCCGGGGTTTTCTTCACAAGTTTGGTGCAGAACCTTGAAAGCATCGTATGGAACTACGGTGTCTTCCCCGATAAAGAACAGATACTTGGCACCGCTTTGCAGGGCCTGCTCCATCAGGTAGTTACGGGCTACGTCAACCTTCTCGCCACCGATGTTAACGAAGCCATGCGAGAAGCCCATCAGGTCTACATGAAGACCGTCATAGCCATCAAAGTTCTGTGCCGCTTTTTCTTCAAGGTTGCGGCGGGGTTGTGCGATAAGAACATAGGGAGCGATGCTTTTTGATTCGTCATATATTTCTTGCATCACTTCGATGATTCTGTCACGACTGTACACAGTATCTCCTAGAACTTGTTGAAGAAGGGGCTTAAAGCATACCCGATTGGAACTTGTGTGTTGGTGGAGATTTTTTGGCCTATAAGTGCCGAGTGCGGAATAAATTGAATATCGCCGTTAGGCGTTAAAACACCACCACAATATCCGTCACTTATGGTGTAAACAAGTGCATATGTAGAAACAACACCGGCAGATGATATTTTTTGACCTACACTAGCAACGTGCGGAATAAAGTGAATGTCTCCGTTAGGAGCAAGAACGCCACCAAAATATCCGTTA